TATTCTTAAACACTGTAACTCCAGTAACTATTACCTCGGCTGGTATTAATTATTTCACTGCACCAACTGTAACTTTCGGTGATCCTATTAACAGTGCAACTCTATTCATTGCTAATAGTGGAGTTATCATTGGGCAAAAATTATATAACTCTGTTGGCGATTTCTTTGAGATATATTCTCCAGGAACTTTATCAGCACTAGAACCAACACACCGATTTGGAATTGTTAAAAATGGAACTGCTTCTTTAAAGTATGTTGGTACACGAGCAAAAGGAACTGCTACTCTTGGAACTAGCACTATATCTTTAGCTTCTGGAACAGTTTCTACTGCACTGACTACAAATCTTATAACTGTTAGTTCTACTGCAGGTTTTTATGCTGGTCAGCGCATTGTATTTGGTACAACTATTGGCACTATTGTTTCTGGAACTACTTACTACATTTTAACTGTACCTAATTCTACAACTTTAACTATTACTGCTAGTATTGGTGGCACTGCTAAAACTATGTCTGCCGCAACTGGAACATCTACTGTTACTGTTACCAGTGGATTTGTTTCTGGCGTAACACCAGTTGGAGCAGTTAGAGAAATTAATTTAACTTCTGCAGGAACTGGATATACTACACCACCTACAGTTAATTTTTCTGGTGGTGGTGGTTCTGGAGCAACTGCAGTTGTTAAAATGAATACTGTTTCTGGTAGTGTTTTATATGCTACTGTTACAAATATTGGAGATAACTATTCTAGCGACCCAACTGTAACTTTTGGAACTGCATGGTCTTCAGAAGGACAGGTTCAACTTTCTGACCAAATTTTTGCTAGTAATAGATTATATACTGTTACAACTGCTGGTACTCAATTAAATATTACACAAGCAACTTATACAGGTAAATCAGTTTCTGTTACTGCAAGAGATACTGCTCCATCGTGTTTAGCATTCTCAACTGATGGAACAAAGATGTTTGTTCTTGGAGATACTGATAATAATGTGATTGTTTATAATCTTTCTTTAGCATGGGATGTATCTACTGCAGTATTCTCATATGAATCTGGAGCACTAGCCACAGAAACTGTTCCAGTAGGTATTGCATTCTCCAGCGATGGATTAAAGATGTTTGTTGTTGGACAGTCTGCTGACTTGGTTCAAGAATATACACTGGCCACTGCTTGGACTATCTCAACTTCTGCGCTAACTACATCTGCCACATTTTCTATTGCTGCTGAAGATACTACTACTGGTGGTTTAGCATTTAGTGCTGATGGAACAAAAATGTGGTTAGTTGGCGCAACTGCCGATGCTATTTTTCAATATACGCTAGGTACAGCTTGGACTATTACTACTGCCACATATAGTACATCTTTTAGCGTTGCGAGTCAAACTACTAACCCAGTAGATATTGCTGTTACTGCTGATGGTAAAAACATGTTAGTTACTGATGCAACTACTGACTATATTTACCAGTATACTTTAGGTACTGCCAATTCAGTTGCTACTGCACTATATACAAATCAGTTTTATATTGGTGGGCTTGAGAGCACTGGTTCTGGTCTTGCACTGCATCCAACCAATGCATATATGTATATTGTTGGTAGCGCAAACGATACTGTATATCAATATCAGAATTTACTAGTATCTAAATTAGGTACTGTCGCTCCATCACATACTAGTGGTACAGCTACCAGTGGTGATGTTATTTTAACTTATGCTGGAATTGCTGCATCTGGGTCTGCAATTCGTAGGTTCGGTGCTGGTTATTCTACTAACCCATCAATAACATTCACTAGTGTTGATCAAGGTTCTGGTGTAGTAGGTGTTGTTAATGTTGACAAATCAAATGCTAAATTATTACCTATTATTGATGGTGGGCAGGTAGTTGGAGTTACTGTTGAAAATGCTGGTACTGGATATACTGCAGCAACTCTTGCGGTTTCTGGTACAGGAACTAATGCCACTATGCAAGCAGATTTAAATCTTGGAGATATTAAATCTTTGCAGGCTAATAATGAGATTTTAACAACTGCTGGGACTATTAATGCAGTTAAGTTAATTTCTGGTGGATATGGTTATGGTGTGGCTACTATTACAATTAATGGAGATGGCACTGGCGCAACAGCCACAGCTTCTATTAATACTGCCACAGGTAGAATAACTAAAATAAATATAACAAATCCTGGACAAAATTATACATGGGCAGATATTGTAATAGCAGGTAATGGAAAAGCTGGAACTGCTAGAGCAATTATTTCTCCTTACGGTGGACACGGTAAAAATGCTCCTGATGAATTATTTGCTAGAACATTAATGTTTTATTCTAATGTATCAAACGATTTAAATCAAGGTGTTACCGTTAACAACGATTATCGACAACTGGGTATTATTAAAAACCCAAGATCATTCTTAGATAATACTCGTTATCAGAATGTTATTGGATCAGGATGTTTCTTATTACAGGGATCTATTAACACAACATATTTCCCCAAAGATACAAATTGTACTGTAGCAAGAAGTGTTAGTGGAACTACATATTATAGAAAATATAGAGTAGTTTCATCTACTTCAAACTCAGTATTAATTCAATCTTTAGATAATGATGTCCCACAATTGAACGATACTTTCACTAATGCTGCATCACAAACCTTTACTGCTACTAATGTAACATCACCAACAGTGGATAAATATTCTGGACAGTTAATGTTTATTGACAATAAAGCTGGATTTACTCCATCTGATGATGAGACTGTGACGCTTAGAACTGTTATAAGATTCTAACTAAATAGAGAACTAACCAAGAGAAGATTAAAACAATGGCCATCGACTTTAATACTGAACCTTACTACGACGATTTTGACGAAACTAAGAAGTTTTATAAAATCTTGTATCGCCCAACATTTGCTGTTCAGGCGAGAGAACTTACTCAAATGCAGACTATTCTGCAGAAACAAATCACTCGTTTTGGATCTCATGTATTCAAAGAAGGAGCCATGGTCATTCCTGGTAATTCTTCTGTTGATACTACTATCGGATATGTTAAATTAGAATCTTCTTATAATTCTATCCAAGCAGATACTGTCGTAGAATCTTATGTTGGTAAAGTTATTCAAAATGCGGGTGGCTTGCAAGCACAAGTTACCCATTATTCTGCATCACAAGCTGGTGATCCTCCTACCTTATTTGTAAAATATAAAAATTCTGGTAGCACTGGAACAAGCAAAGTGTTTGCAGCATCAGATATTTTAACTGATGTAGATACAGAAATTAGTTCAGTACAAGCATTAGCATCTTCTCCAGTTGGTGTTGGTTCTATTGCAGAAATCAAACTTGGTGTTTATTACATTAAAGGGCACTTTGTTCTAGTTGAGCCACAGATAATTATTTTAGACAAATATAGCAATACTCCAACATATCGTATTGGTCTTGTTGCAACTGAATCTATTCTAACTTCTGAAGAAGACGAAACTCTATTCGATAACGCACAGAATTCATTTAACTATGCTGCTCCAGGTGCGCATCGTTATTCTATTGCTGCAACGCTAACTAAATTTTCATTGGATAGCGTCATTGATATTGACTTTATTGAGTTAATTAGAACTGGCGATGGTGCCATCCAGCGTGGTACAAACCGAACAGAATATTCTATCCTGCAACAAGAATTTGCTCACCGAACTTATGATGAGTCTGGTAATTATACTGTTAAGAATTTTGAAATCGATGTTCGTGAATATAGAAACAATAATCGTGGTGCATGGGCAGCTGCAAAATATTACATAACAGGTGATGTTGTTACAAATAATGGCAACACTTATGTTGCTAAAGATAATGCACAATCTGTTAATAATGGCGCAGCAACTCCTGGTCCTATCCACACATCTGGTGTTGCTCAAGATGGTTCAGGAACAGGTGTTACATGGGAATGGAATTCGTCACCATTCTATAATCGTGGTGTATTTGCACCATCTGATGCTCAAGATGTAGCAGCTAACCTACTCAACGAAAAAAAATTGGCAATTGGTTTAGAGCCTGGAAAAGCGTATGTTCAAGGTTATGAAATTGAAAAACCATCAACCAGTTATGTGACAGTAGAAAAAGCCAGAGAAAGTATTCAAGTAACTTCTCAGGCATTACAAACTACTGTTGGTAACTATGCAACAATTACCAATCTCTGGGGTGCTCCTCCGATCGGAGATTATTCTTCTGTTACATTGTATGATAGACCAGTTGTTACTGGCGGTACTGCACCAAGTGGAGCAACTGCAGTTGGAACTGCACGAGTTCGTTTTATTGAATGGGACAGTGGTTCTAATCCAGGATCTGCAACAGCCATCTATAAACTATCTTTATTCGATGTTAAGATGAATGGTAACTTTGACTTTAACCGTAAAGTAAAATCGTTCTTCTTTAGTGGTGGTTCTGCTGCTACAAGTTTCAGTGCAGATATTAATCCGATATTAACTATAACTCGTGGTTCTGGAACTTCTGTAGCAACCAGCGGTTCTACAACTCCAGCAGCAGGTGTTTTCATTAAAGGTTCTGGTACAACATTCCAGACAGATTTTATTGCTGGTGATATTGTTTCTTTCGGTGGAACTCAACGCAGAGTTATTGCTGTGACAGCACAAGATCAAATGGAAGTAGATTCTTCAATTACTATCGTAGATAAAACTGCGGATAGATTATCTACTAAGATTATTGAACCAGAATCTACATCATTGGTGTATCAGTTACCTCAATTTGCAATTAAATCTGTAAAAGCTGCAGATGGTTCTACAATTTCTAACTACACAGTATACCAAAGATTTTCATCGACATATACTGGTTCTTCTCTAACATTTACAGTTAATAGTGGCGCAACATTCGCATCAACTGCAGACACTGATAACTACATTATTGTTAACTCTAGTACTGGTACAGTTCTTTCTACATCTCAGTATAGTATTACTGGTACTGGAACTGTATCTATCACAGTATCATTTACTGGTGGTGTATCTAGTAGTAATAACATTACGCTTATTTGTGCAATTAACAAAACTGGTGCCAATGTCACTAGAAAAACTAAAACGC